TGAAATTCGGCCCGTGGCTGCTCGCGGCGGCTGGCGTGCTGTTCGGCATGTTCCGGCATCAGCAGGCCGCTACGGCCACGGCCAAGGCGGCGGCCACCGTCGCGCAGGCCCAGGCTACCGTTGATGCCGGCAACGCCGCGGCAGCGCAGGTCGGACAGCAGGCGGTGGCGACAGCGGCCGTCGCTCAGCAGCAGGCAGCGGCGACGCCGGATTCAAACCTCGACGCGCGGCTCGCCGACCTCGGTGCGCTGCGGAAGGATTGACAATGCGATCACTCAACATTTTTCTCGGCGCTCTCTGTGCGATTGCGCTGATCGAATCAGCACACGCGGAGCCTAATATCGTGCGGCGTCATGGCCCATCGATACAAATGAACCATATCGTCGTGTGCGAAGACCTGAACGCCCCGAACCCATCTGGCCGGGGTTTCCCGGCTATACCTGAGACGGGTGAACTTACGCCTGAAGGCTATGCTGAATTTCAGAGCATGCTGAAAGCGCGGTTTCCTGACTGCCCGGCCACAGACAACCCGACATCGGAGGCGCGATGAATGGGCAAGCTGTCTTCGTCATCGGCTGTGGTTTGCTACTGGCCGGCTGCCAGACCTGTCCGACGGTGCCGCCGGCGCGCATCGTCGATACCGCTTGCCTGTGGGTCAAGCCTATGACGGCATCGCCAGCTGACACGCCCGAGACGAAGCGCGAAATCCTCGAGTACGAGCTCGCGCGGCGAGTGAACTGTCGGACGTCTGCCCCAACTCAAAAATAGCGCTGTGCGAGCGCGTCGCAGGTCTCATCGTCCAGCTCATCGAGGCCCGTCGCTCGCACCCAGCATGAGCATCCGTGGTTCGGTCGTACGCGCATGGGCGAGCACCGCGGGTGCGTGCAGTGCGCAATACCGGCGCCGGGCTCCGCGGTTCCGGCCCAATGCTCGCAGGTCCAACACGTGCGCATGACCGTGCGGATGTGCAGTCCGATATATGGGGTCGCTTTGGTTTCCACGATGCAAGTCAGCACTGTATGGCCGTACAGTGTAGCGCTCCGGTTCGGTTCCGGATGAAAAGCGACGAAATTCTCCCCATTCATTACGCACGCCGCGCTCGCTCCCTTGCAAATAAAGGGAAGGCCGTTTCCGGTCCCCGGCACCACGACACTTCAACATGAACTTTGCTGACTTGTTGAACCGTGTAGAAACAACGGGTTAGCGACCCGACACTGTTGATACATACAGGGTATTTTCCCCACATTGTGGGGAGGGTTGTAGAATGGATTCCCCATTTCCTACGCACGGCTCTCCCCACAATGGCATCGATCACCCCACACAAGAACGGCTTCCGCGTGCAGGTCTATGTCGGCGGCGCGCGCGATTCGAAAGTGCTGCGCACACGGCGCGAGGCAACGGCATGGGGAGCGCAGCGCGAGGCGGAACTGAAGCGCCTGAGTGATACGCCCGCCGCTGACCTTCACACGCTCGGCGAAATGCTCACTGAGTATTCGAGCCGTGTGTCGACGAAGAAGGGCGGCACGAAGTGGGAACAGAGTCGCATCGCGTCCTTCATCAAGCAGTTCCCCGAATACGCTGAGCGGCCACTGTCGCAGGCTGACACCCCGATGTGGGCCGAATGGCGAGACCGGCGGCTGTCAGGCTACGTCGGGCCGGATGGTAAGAAGGTGCGCGGCATCACGAACGGCGCTGTGCTGCGCGAGATCAATCTCTATCGAAACGCGTACACGATCGCACGCCGGGAATGGAAGTGGATCGACACGAACGCGTTCAGCGATCTCGGCGCGCCGCCGGACAACCCGCCGCGCACGCGTCGCGTCGCCCCCTGGAAAGAGGTTCGCCCTATCGTTCGCTGGCTCGGTTATCGAACCGGGCAGGAACCGACGACGAAGAGTCAGGAGGTAGCGCTCGCGTGGCTCGTCGCACTACGCAGCGGCATGCGTGCAAAGGAACTGCGTGGGCTCGGAAAGGATACGCTGAACATGAAGACTGGCGTCGCGCGGCTCGATCACAAGATGCAATACCTGACTGGAAAGCCGCGCGAGATTCCGCTCCCTCGCGCCGCGTTGCGGCTGCTGAAAGCGGTAGCGCATCGTGACCGGTGTTTTACGGTCGAGGCGGGGTCGATGGATACGTTGTTTCGCAAGGCGAAGAAGGCGCTGTTGATCACTGGGATGACGTTTCACGACTCGCGAGGCGAGGCGCTAACGCGCCTGGCTCGCAAGGTCGACGTGCTGACGCTGTCGCGCATCAGCGGGATCAAGGATCTGAAGCTGCTGCAGGAGCACTACTATCGCGAGACGTCCGAGCAGATCGCCGCGCGGCTTTAAACATGCGCCTCGCGCGCCTTGTCAATTTCCTCGATCGGGATCAGGCCGCACCGGTTCAGCTTCAGGTCGCCGGCCTTCACCATTTTGCTGACCGTCCAGCGGCTGATCCCGAGCATTTCGGCCGCTTGCATCTGCGTGACGTGCGTCGGGCGCGGGTGCGTCTCCGCGTAGAGCTGCACCGCGCGGCGGGCCACGTTCATTACTTCGTTCGTTTCCATCATCGTGTCCTCGTGGTCATGGCAAGCTCGACGCGGCGACTGATCTCTCGATCGTATCCGGCGAGCGTGGATTGCAGGTTGGGTGCGAGACGCGGCCCGGCGGACGGCGTATCGAGCGGCGCGCGCGGTGCGGCGACCGGTGTCAGCTGGTACGCAGTGTCCGTCGTGACGCGCTGATCGATCCGGATGCGGCCGGCGTAGAACAGCGTGTCGAGGAAGCACTGCACGAACGCCGTCGACGTCTGGAGTTCGGCCGCTATCTCGCGCGCGGTGTGCGTGCCGCTCGCGAGAACGCCGACCACGGCTGCGCTGTTGATGCGGCGGCTAGACATGGTCTTCCCCTTGTCGTTGCGCGAGGGCGGCGTCGATAGGGAACTCGGGGCGTGCCATCCAGTGTGACGGCACAACCTGCTGGACAGGTGCGCACGAAAACGACTGATTCACCCACATTCCGTAGTTCTCCAGCCACGATGCGACCACTACAATCGACGCAGTCGCATGGACGTAGCGGGCGAACATCACGAGTGGCGTCCCGTCCTTCGGCGCAGTCTCGATCGGCTGCCATCCCGTCACCTCGGCGCGCGGCTCCGGCTGGCAGACCTCGCATCCGTCACCGAGAACCCGTGTGCGCATATCGCAGGTGCATTGCGGCTCCGGCTGCTGAGCGGCGAGGAGGGCGGTCAAGCGCCCGAGCAGGCGAAGTTCGGCGTCGTAGAACGCTTTGTCATCTGCATCGGGCCACTCGCCGTCGATCGAGCATCCGGCTTTCAGTGCATCGGCGCTTCGCGAAATGCTCTGGCAGGCGTCCATGATCGTGGCGCGGTCGGCCGCCGTCAGCGTCTTATTCATGCTTGGCTCCTTCGCCACACGATGCATCGCGCGCGGCCTCGAATGCATGACGTTTTATGCTGACGACGAAAACCACGTTCTCCCATTCACCGGTGGCGATGTCGCGCATCGAGACGCAATCCGTGCCGAATGAAACTTCCACGTAGCCGCGCTTTTGTTTTCCACCCGTGATCGAATCGGCCAGGAATTGCACGCCGACGTTATTCACGCCGACCCTCTGGATCAGTTCGTCGAGCTTCATGACTTGTCTCCTTCGAGAAGGGCGCGGTCGAGCCGCTCGATTGCAGCCTGGATCAGTGCACCGGCCTTTATGAGGTTTCTGCGTTTTGTCGTCGGCTTCCACCATTCAGACGGCCACGGCCACATGAACTCATTGTGTTGTCCACGCTCGGAGGCGTGAATCGCATAACAGGCGGCGGCCAGTTCCAGATCTCCACTGCAATGCTCGTCGTCGTGCTCCGCTGTCCAGCCTTCCTGCTCGACCTGTCGGCGTCGCTCGGCGAGAACATCGCGCGCCGCGTCCGTCATTTCCTGCCGAGTGGCGACCTGCGCGGGCGGGGCGGCGTTCTCGATCACCTCCAACGCTTCGTCCCATGGGCAGTTCAAGTTCGAGTGCTCGCCGATGCCCACGCCAAAATGCTTGGCAATGGCTGCGGCCAGCTTGTCGGCCGTCTCTTGATACTCGTCGCGTTCGCGCAGCGTCTGGTCCCACAGTTCGTCATCGCTCGGGCGCGCTGCCGCTGCGGGCTGCGATGCTGCCGCGCGCTCGTTCCAGGCAGCGCGCGCGGCCGCTTCCGGCGTGTCGAGCCGTTCGGCGCGCAGTCCGAATGCTTCGCGCTCGTACCACCACGCCTCGAACGACGCCCGCTCGTCTGCCGGCGCTGCCGCTGCATCTGCGGCTTGCGCCCGGTAAAGGTCAAGTTCGAGGCGAAGTTTCGCGGCTTCCTCTGGCAGCTTCTGGAGCGTTTCAGCGGCAGGGCGGTCAGCTTCCTCGCCGAGTAGCGCCGCTGCGACCCCCGCGAGCACCGTGCTCAGGCGCTCGATGACGTACTTGTCCTCTGCCGCTGCATCTGCGGAGGGTTCGCCGTCGCCAGATTCGAGATAGAAGCAGCCCCGGTCATTGCATGTCTGAGCCGTCGTCGCACCGCAGTGCTTACACGCTCCCGCCACCTCAGTGCGAGGGGCGCGAGACAGGGCATCGCATGCTTGCCGCCGAGCTTCGTCCAGTTCGTACAGCGCATCGCGCATGCCGGGAATCGCTTCCGCAGCCAAATAGGCGTCGCGGGTGAGAAGTTCTGCGCGCTTGTCGCAGGCGTTTTCAAGACGGTCGAGTGCAGCTCGCAGCACCCCCTCCGCTCCCGCCACCTCTGTGCGAGGGGCGCGGGCACCTGCAACGAAACCGTCACGATAGGCGAGCGCTTCTTTGATCGGCGTATCCGACGTGGCCCACTGGCCGGCCGCGAGCATCGCGCGCTCGTTCAGATCGGCCACATCAGCAGGAATGCGGGATTCCAGCTCTCGGTCAATGCAGGTCAGGCAGACGTAGCCGCCCATCCAGTCGATACGGAGCGGCGTGTGCTTGTACTCGCCGCAGCATGCGCAGTTGGTCGCCTGCACGCTGGAATAAGTGTATGCCCCAGAAACTTCCGCCCCATTGCCCGTGCCTTCGAGCGGGGCGGATGGTGCAGCGAGTGCACGCTCTGCCTGAGCCTTCATGCGACCAAGCACGTCGATCTGGTGCAGCCAGTACGAGGCATCGCTCCCGTTGCCGTCGTCGCTCGCAGCGTCCTTCAGTGCTCGGCAGGCTTTCTCGAAGTCGCCGTGATGGCTTACGACGTCCATCAGGCATTCGCGCGCGTCATCGGCCGGCGCTGCTTCGTGCTGCTCGACAGGGCGCCCCGTTATGAGTTTCGCGTGCTGGTCCGCCAATGCGCTTACGAACTCGCCGTCGTTGGCGTCGACCTGATCATCGTTCAGGTAGCGGGACGGGTTTTCGTCGCGGTACTTCTTCATCGCGGCCCGCACGATGTCATAGAACGCATCGCGCGAGATCGTAGGTACCGTCAGCGCATCAGCGCTCTTGTCGGTGGTGTCGCTCATCGTCATCCTCAATCAGTAGAACAGTATCAATGTCGTCCGCGCGGTTCGCATGTGGCATGCGTTGACATGAATAAGCCGGCGTGACGGCGCCCACCCATCACCCACGCGGACGGCATTGAAGCCGGGTTGCCGCGCGTGTGGGGCGCGCGGCGGGTGGGTCACTGTTCTTGCGCGTCTCGGGCCAGGTCGCTGCCTTCGAACGGATCTCGGTCGTCGTCGTCCTGCGCATCGCCGAACAGTCCCGGGTCGACGTAGTTGTCCGGCGGCGTCAGCGTGATGCCGATCTCCTGCTGCAGCCGCGTCGCGATCTTCCCGTGGTCGACCTCGTCCTTCGGATGCGCGGTGATCTTGAAGTGCACACCCACCGAGCCGCCTTCCTGCGTGGTGAAACGGATATCCTTCAGGCCGCATTCGGCGAGTAGCACGTCTTCTGTGCCAGTCGCGCCGATGTGGAAGCGCAACAGATAGCCTTCGTACTTCCGGTCCCACGCGAGGTTGCGCATGAACGGATAGCGCAGCTCGGTCAGGCCGTCGTGTTCCATCGGCAGCTCGCCGGGCTTCGGCTGCGGCTTGCGGTACAGCGCGTTGCGCAGGCCCGCATCGAACATTTCAAGCACTTCGCCGCCTTGAACGACGTAGAGGCCGATCGAGATAGCGGCGACGCGCTCGGCGCCATGTTTCTCGCTGACGTTCGTGCACGAGACGATCTTCGCGAGGGTGTTGTCGAGGTTGAACATGCTGGCTCCTGTCGGGTAGGGGAAGGGTTACGCGTCGAGCAGTGCTTCGCGCCGGCGGTTGTACGCTTCGATCAGGCGCTCGCGGACGTCGCCAGGGTAGTAGCGGAAGCTATCGAGGCAGACTGCGAGCGCATCGACGTCGGCACATGCTTCCAGTTGCGCGAGCGCCGTGGTTTCGTCGTCGCCCGGTCCGGGTTGCGGATCCGCCGGCTTGCGCGCCGCCGCGCCGCGCAGCTCGCGCATGCGCGCGTTGTATGCGTCCTGCGCGGCCTGCGCTTGATCGCCCGGGGGCAGCTTCATCGCCAGCGCGCGGGCCGCGTTCATGGCGTTGCGATCGGTGGCCGTCGCGATCGCCTTCAGCACGTCGTCGAGGCGCACGACTTCGAGCGGCAGCACCGTGTGCAGTGCCTTCTTGCCCTTCGTCGCAGTCAGCGACAGCGAGATCTCGCGTTCGATGTGGCTCAGGTGGCTGATGCGAATGCCGCCCACGACCATGCCGCCGAAGCGCACCGCCTGGTCGTTGTAGAGTGTCATCGACTTGCCGGTCCAATTGCGGCCGTCCTCGCCCCACGCGAAGATCAGCAGCTTCCGCATGGTCTTGCACGGCTTGTACGGCCGGCCCTCGTCGTTCTCGTAGTGCAGGATCACGGGCTGATCTTCGCTGCCCATGCGCACATCGGTCACGGTTATGGTCATGTCGCCGGCCAGCAGCTGCTCTGCGTTCAGCTGGTCGGATTTCGGCACGATGGTGCCGCGGAGGTCGGTGATGTCAGACATATGCGATCTCAATCTCTTGTGAAGTGAAGGCGTAAGGGGGCAGGTCAATCTGCGTGGTCTTGTTCGAGTAGCCGGGCCAGCGCTTCAGGCGCACGCATTCCTCGTACAGGTCGAGCAGCCGGCGGCACTCCATGAATCCTTCCTCACGGCTTTCAGGTCCGAGCGTGTACGAGGCGGCCGCGTAGGGCCACTCGGTCTCGACGGCTATGAACGTGAATTTCTCGACGGTGACGCCGGCCGCTGCGCTGTAGCCGGCCGAGTAGAACGCGTCCTGCACGTGGTAGCGCTTGCGCGCGATCTGGCGGCGGAACTCGTCGGCGGCCGCGCAGCTGAACGTCTTCAGGTCGAGCAGCTCGACCGACTTGCGCGACAGCGCATGCACCCAGTCCGGCCGGCAGCGGCATTCGACGCCGGTCATTTCGTCCGTCCAGAACGCTGAAACTTCGGCGCGGCCCTGAGACAGCGCGTCCTGAATCTCCGGCAGCGCGCGCACGGATTCCGCCTGGCGCATCGCGACGTCGTACTGCTCGACCGTGATCACGCGCTTGTCGCCGCATGCGTCGAGGAATTCGCGCCACCATTCCATCGCCGCGACGCTGTCGGGCGACGGCTTCTTTGCGTTCCACTGCGCGTCCGTCGGCTTGCGCGGCGCGCCCTTCGGTGCCCAGACGTAGCGCGCGTCGAACTGGTCGGGCTCGAACACTGCGCAGTGCGCGAGGTGCCCTTCGAGCTGGCCGGCCTTCTCGACGCGCGGCGGCCGCAGCGGATTGCGATGCCGGCTGTAGAAGTGGAACGGCGACAGCGCGAGGTCATCGAGTTGCGACTTCGAAACGGGCGACAGCGCGTGATACGCGTCGATCGACAGGTTGTAGTCGAGCATCACGCCCCCCACACGCCGCGCGGCGCTTCCGGCGTGGTGCTGAGGTATGCGATGCCGACCGCGCACAGGAACGCGACCACGATCGCGACGATGATCCCGGCGACCGGGCTGCGTTCGAACAGGCGGTCGAGCGCGTCGCAGAGGTAGGTGATCGGGTTCATCGCGCAATCCCCGCGAGCAGTTCATAAGCCGGCGCAATGCCCGATGCGATCAGCCAGAGCGCGCCGAGCACCGCGAGCCAAAACCAGTCGGGGAGGCGGGTGAGAGGGGCGCGCATGTCAGTCCTCCCGGTGCTGATAGGCGGTCAGCGCGTCGGTCGCAAGCTGCTGATCAGCGACGCTCGCCATGATCCGGTCATAGTTCCACGTCGTATCGCGGAACACGCGGCCGTCGCAGAAGTCGTGCATGCACGAGATCACGTCGTTCGCGATTTCCTTGTCCTCGTCGGTGACGATCGTGAATCGGTCGATCGCGTCCCGCACGCGGTAGGGGCCTTCCGACCAGTCGCCACGCGTTGCCATCATCGCGAGTGCCAGGTCGATGCGCTGATCCTTGCCGCGCAGCGCTTCGATCACGTCGTCCCATGTCGACTCGTCCGACAGTTCGTAGCGCAGTACGATTCGGGCGAGTTCGATGTTCGCTTTCCGCGCTTCGCGCTCAGCCTCTGCGGCACGCTGACGCTGCAGTTCAGCTTGCTCGGTCTCGCGCGCCGCCGTCGCGGCGTATTCGTCGTATCGGGCCTTGAGCGTCTCGTACGTGTGTGTCGCGTAAGCGAATCCGTCGTCCGTCTTGATAAAGCGCGCAATGTCGCTGATCCAGCCCGCGTCGCGCGTGACGTTCTTCGGGTAGCGCGAACGCGATTTCGTGTCGCGCTCGGTCCATGACTTCGGCATGCCGATTTCTTCCATGAACGCCCGGACGCGATCAGCCGTGCCCTTGTTTCGCTCGATGGCTTCGAGGTTCGCTTCGTGCAGCGCAACGTCCTTCGCTCGGGCAGCTTCCAGCTGCGCCAGCGCATGATCGGCGGTCGCCTTCGATGTCGGCGTGCGGCAGTTCGACAGCGAACTTGCATAGCTTTGCGGGCTCGCCATGCAATTGGCGACGAAGCCGCACTGCGCGACGGGCATGATCTTGCGGTCGGTGCTCACAGCGCACCTCCTGCAATCGTCACGTGCCGCACCGGCTCCGGCGCAGCCTCGGGTGCCGTCGTCGCGAGTGAGATCACGGCGTCGATGGTTTGGCGCAGTTCGGCTGGGCTGTTTGCCTCGGTCAGCCATTCCGCAGCCGCACGAAGGCGATCGAGCATCTTCGGCGCGGCCGCGAACAGCCGCGCGTATTCCTTCCCGTGCGGCGACGTCGAGCAGTCGGCGACGAGCCAGCCGGCCGCGTCGGCATCAGTGCGTTTCGTGCGCACGTACCAGCAGCACGCTTCGAGTTCCGGCGCTTGCTTGGCTTCTTCCGCCTCGCGGTAGAAGCGGTTTTCGCTCTTGTCCATGTGGTCCCTCGGTGTGGTGTGCGGCCGGTGTTACGCGCGCGACGTGGCGAGCCACGCGGCGAGGCGCGTCATGGCGCTGTGTTCGACGTACGTCTCGGGATTCTTCTTCTGGATCGCACCCGGCAACGCGTCGAGGAACGCGTGAATTTGATCGCGCTCGGATTGCGCCGAGTCGCGACCTTCACGCGCCCACTTCGCTTGGTTCTTTTCCGATTCGAGCTGCTTTTCCAACTCCACGATTCGGGCTTGTGCTGCCTTCAGGAGCGTCGAAACTGCGGGCTTGCGTTGGGCCATGATGGTCTCCAGGTGGTTGCGGTAGGTGCGCGGCTCAGCCGCGGTGGTGGTCGTCGTCGTTGACGCGTGCGATCTCGCGCACGATCACGACCAGGGCGAGGATCAGCACAGCAGCGGCGCCGATCAGGAGGCGGGTGGTGGTCATGTCACTCACCGTCCGCGTAGAGATGGGCCATGCCGGCCGCCGCGGCGATCTCTTTCGCGAGATCAAGAAAGCCGGGCTGGATCGAACCGCAGAAGTGCGCGACGAAGATGCGCGCGCGCGTTTCGGCCGGCTCGTTTTCCAGCGCCTTCGCCGTACGGCGTGCAGCTGCAATCAGCTCTGCGACCGCGATCTCGGTGCCGCGGTCGCGCGCGGCTTCCATCGCTTCGGCAATAGCCTCATCGCGCGCGATCTCGTGGTCGACGCGATACTCGTGCAGGGCCGCGATGCGCCGCGGGGTGATTGTGGTGAGGGGTTGGTGGCGCAGCATTTCAGCCGCCCACGCGTACGAACGAACCGGCAGCGAAAACCTCTCCCGTCGCGTCGAACAACTCACGGCACATCGCGTTCTGCATGCGCGCGCCGCTGTCGTCGAACGCGACGGCCAGACGTGCGCCGTTCGCCAAGATTCGCTGCTTCAGCTCGAACGCGAAGACGTCAGCAGCCGACGGCAGCGCGCGCGGGGTGATCGGGTGGTGGTGGAGCATGGTGGCCTCTCTAAAAGCGTTGCTTCTGGAGGCTATAGTAGCAGCGCTGCTTTTAATGTCAAGAGCATTGCTACTATTTGTGGGGCAAAGAAATCCCGCGATTGCGGGCTATTGGGTCAGTCTTCGCCGTATTCGCCGCTCGGCAGCGGCAATCCATCAAACGCGAGATAGGTCGTGCTGCCGTAGAACAGCGCGAAAAAACAGATCAAGCCGATCCACCATCGCCCGGTCTTTCGGCCGATCCAGACGCTTGCGTAACCGGACGCGGCCATTAGGACCGCAAAGATTACGAACGAACCGATGTGGAAGGCGAGCGCACGCATCGGTCAACTGCAGGGATAGTCGCGCGCGAGCGCCGCGCGCACCGCGAGCACGGCCGGCATCCGCTTCAGCTCCGGCCGCTCGTTGAGCATGCGGGCGACGGACTGCTGCAGCTCGGGCCCCTTTGCTTTGCCCGATGCGCAGAGGTGGCGCGGTGCTTGATCTGGCTTCATGAGCCCCTTCATTTCGGCTGCCTGCAGCACGCCGTCATCATCGAGGACGCCGACGATATACATGGTCGCAGCCAGGTGCAGAGCACCGTCGTTGGACGACAGCCACTCCTGCAGCTTCGCGCCGGTCGTGATTTCGGCGTGTGCGCCGATCGTCGTCGCGAAAAGGAACGCGGCAGCGGCCGCCTTGTAGCGTGTGCGCATGGTCTACTCCAGTCCGCCCGATCCGCTGCGATCGCGCACGCGGCCGAGAATGGTTATGAACTGCGCCGCCTGCTCGGCGCTGATGGTTTCTTCTGGGTATTTCTTGTTGTCGCTCACCAGCACAAGCGACCCATCGTATTTCTTCAGAATGCGCTTCACGCGGAAGCCGTCGCCATACCGCAGAGCGTAGACCTTGCCGTCACGGATCGCGACGTCGGCGCAGTCGATCAGAACCGACTCGCCGTCGTATAGGTGCGGCTCCATGCTGTCGCCGACGATCTTCACGCGCCGCGCGTTCTCGGGCTTGATACCCATTTCTCGGAGGAACCGTAGAGAGTACGTATGCGGTTCGCTCTCTCGTTCGATTTCCCATTGGATATGGCCGTTTCCGGCCTCGCACTGGAGGTTGTATCGGGGAATTGCCACGTAGCCGTCGGGCGTCTCGGCGCCGCTTTCGATTGGAATGATGGGAGTGCCCGGCGACTCGTCGCTCGCGCGCACGAGGCTCGCGAGCGTCGGGCTGATGTCGGACGGCTTTACCCCAAGCACGCGGGCGAACGACAGCAGAGCCGGCAGATTCAGCGGGATAACGCCGCGCAGATACTGGCCCACGGCACCCTGAGACCCGATACCGGTCTCGCGTCCGAGCCATTCCTGCGTCGCACCTTCGTTGCGATCCTTGTACGCCAGCCACGCGGCCTTCAGCCGCGCTACATCCTGCAGTTCATTCGCCGTGAGTTCGCGGCGCTTGGGGTTCTTTTCCATGATCCGATTCTATTAGCGCGGCTACTTTTCTTACGGGATACTTGAAAAGCATCGCTTCTTAGTTACAATAGGAGCATTGCTACTACGGAGGCGCTATGCGACTCGATGCGTACATGCGCGAGCACAAGCTCACTCAGGGCGCGCTCGGCGCGATGCTCAACCCGCCTGTCAGCCAGTCCCAGGTCAGCCAGTGGTTCCGCGGCCGCACGAGCATCACGCTCGACCAGGCGCTGCAGATCCAGACCATTACCAACGGGCTCGTCACGCCGGCCGACTGCGCTCGCGTGAACGAACCCGAACCCGCCCAGGTGGCCGCATGAAAACCACGAAGGCGACCCGGGCCGAGTACCGGAACGAGGTCAAGACGCGTCTGCGCGACGCCGCGTACGAGGCATTGCAGACGTGGAAGGCTCTGCACGGCATCGACAGCGATTCGGCTGCGCTGGCGCGGCTCACCGAGCTGATGCTGTTCGGCGCAGTCGGAACTTTGCCGGCGCAGCTGGTGGCCGTCAGTGCCGGTGTGGGACAGATCGGCCCGCAGGTGCGCGCATGAGCGGCGACCGCGTAGAGCAGCCGGTGCTGCTGCCGCTGGCCGCAGCGGCCGACCTTGCGACGCAAGCGGCGAAGCAGGGCGTGTCGACGCCCGATTACCTCGGCTACCACGTGCTCAAGAGCGCGTACGGCGTGATGCACCCGGCCGTGATCGAGTTCGAGACGCGGCCCAAAGCGGGACAGTCGGGGACGGATGACGAGGTCGCGCCATGAATTTCTACAAGCGCCACATCGGCGACTACCTGAAGGACACCGCGCACCTTTCGCTGCTCGAACACGGCGTCTACACGCGGCTGCTGGACGTGTACTACACGCGCGAGGCCGGCATTCCCGATGACCAGGCAGCGCGCCTGATCGGCGCCCGCGCGCGCGACGAGCTGTCCGCGCTGAAGGTCGTGCTCGGCGAGTTCTTCGAGCTGGTCGACGGGACATGGGTGCAGCAGCGCTGCGAACGCGAGATCCACGCCGCAGGCGGCCAGCAGGAGGGCGATGGAGAAGCGCCGCGCTCCGGCAAGGCGATGCGCCAGAAGCAGTACCGCGAGCGGCGCAAGGCGATGTTCGACCGTCTCCGTGATCTCGGCGTGACGATGCGTTTCGACGCCTCGATGGACGAATTGCACGACGCACTGTTACGCGCAACTGAGACGTCACGCGTTACGCCTGAAGCGTCACGCGTTACGGATGGCATAACGGGCGTGACGCATAACGTTACGGCTACCAACAGCCAGACTCCAGAAACCATAAGCCAGACACCACAGGGGGAACACAGCGCGCGTTATGCCGACACCCTCGCACGCGAGCGCGTGAAACCCGGCGAACTGTCCGCTGCGATGCGTGAGCATTCGATCGAGGCATCCCCGCACGACCCGCGCATCATCGCCGCCGCCGAGCGCGGCGTGACGCCCGCAACGATCCGCGCTGCATGCGTCGAGGCGAAAACCTCGAAGCCGAACGAGCGCATTCCGCCCGCCTACGTGCTGTCGATCGCGACGCGCTGGCATGCCGACGCTGCGCAACCGCCGCGGCCCGGCGGCGGCAACGCGCGACCCGTGCGCCAGAGCGCCGCCGAACAGCGCAACGCGATCAGCGACCGCAACGCCGAAGCGTGGTTGAACGGCCACGCCGAACCCGATCCTACCGTCATCGACATGGAGCCCTGACCCATGACCCCGAACGACAAACGCACCTTCGTCGACGCGCTGAAGCTCGCGCACAAGACCGCGCGCCAGCCGCTGCCCGAGCCCGACGTCATGGGCGTTTTCTGGAAGCAGCTCGAACCGTATCCGCTCGACGCGGTGCTGCGTGCGATCTCGTGCCACGTCGCGACGAGCGAGTTCGCGCCGACGCCCGCCGCGTTGCTGAAGCACCTGCCGCGCGAATCCGACGGCCGGCCCGACGCCAACGAGGCATGGGCGATCGCACTGCGCAGCCGCGATGAGCGCGACACCGTCGTGTGGACGCAGGAATGCGCCGAGGCATTCGCGGTCGCGCTGCCCGTGCTCGAAGGCGGTGACGAGGTCGGCGCGCGCATGGCGTTCAAGGCCGCGTACGAACGCACCGTCGAGCGCGCCCGCGCGGAATGCCGGCCGGCGCAGTGGATCACGTCGCTCGGCCACGATCCGGACCTGCGCGAAGCCGTCGTGACCGAGGCCGTGCGCTCCGGACGCCTGGCGCTGACGCATGCGCAGGCGATCGTTCCCGCGCTCGCCGCGCCCGTCGATTCGTTCGATGCGAAGGTGGCCGAGAGCAACCTCGCTCGCCTGCGCGCGCTGGTCGGCGGCATCCCGAGCGCGCGCGAGAAGCTCGACCGTATCCGCGCAGCGCACGTCGCGCGCGACGCCGCCGCAACGGCCGATGCGAAGGATCTCGCGGCCGCACGCGTCGCCGACTACCTGACGGCGCACGCATGAGCATGGACGGCGTGACCGGCGAAACCTGCGCGGCCCAAGGCTGCCCGATGCTCGGCTCGTTCGGCGTGTCCGGAAAGTGGTTCTGCTGCTGCCACTTCCGCGGCTCGTCTGCGAGCAGCATCGCCGTCACGTCCGTCCTCAACCAACACGCCGCGATCGTCGACCGCGTGAAGCTGCTGCGCCGCACTGGCGGCAGCTACGCCGACATCCTCGCGGCGGAGAACCAGCTGATCGAGCTGACGCGCGAGGTCGGCAAGCAGTACGAGATTGGAGGGAGCGGGGAATGACATACCACACGAACGACGCGCGCGCGTGCGCGCATTTGGGGCAGGAGGCCGGATGCTGACCCTCGGAATCGACCCGGGCATTTCCGGCGCGCTCGCCGCGCTCGACCACAACGGCGCACTGCGCATCGCGGACATGCCGACGCGCAAGAAGCAGGGCACTGGCAAGGTGCGCAACGAGGTCGACCCGCATGTACTGCAGCGCACGTTGCGCGACCTGATCCCCGCGAGCGACAGCGTGATCGTCGTCATGGAGGCGCTGAACACTTTCGCGGGCGGATCCGTGCAGACCATGGCATCCCTCGAAGCGACGAAGGCAGTGATCATGACCGTGTGCGAGCTGACGGGCTACGCGGTCGAGGTCGTCGCGCCGCGCACGTGGCAGGGCTTCTACGGCATCAAGCGCACCGATACCGAGGACACGAAGCGCCAAAGCCTGCGCATCGCGCGCGAACTGTACGGGCAGGCGTTCTGCCCTTTGGCGAAACACGACGGCCGCGCCGACGCGATCCTGATCGCGCGCTGGGCGCAGAGGAATCTGACGTGAAAATCATCTTTCTCGCAACGATCCTGGGTGCATGCTCATCATCAATCGCGCATGCCGAATCCTTCCGATTTCTTGACGGTCGCGAGCATCCCCCGCTTCCGGAGGTCGTGCTTTCCTTGAGCCCTGACTATTCGCGGATTGATCTCTATCCGGAAAGCATCAAGGCCGACGAAATGCGCGCTGTGATGCATTGCCGCGGCACCGTCAAGATCATCGACGAATCGACGATCGTCTGCTGGAGAGCTGGTGCGAAATGAACCTCGTCCAACTCGCCGGAATGCTGACGCGCGATGCCCAGTTCCGCGCCTGGGTCGGCGGCTTCGTCAACGGCGATCCGGTCACGGTCGACCAGGCCGCGCAGTTCATCCGCATCGTCTGCAAGGTCGAGTCGCGCCGCGAGCTGGCGACCGACACGCACGCGGCTGACCGCTTCAACCACTTCCTGCGCCGGCCGTTCCTCGACTGGCGCGACAACCAGCAGCACCAACGGAGAGCAGCATGAGCGACATCAACGCAGCACCGAGCAGCACCGAGCCCTCGAACGAGGCGGCAAAAACGGACATGCAGGGGGCTGGCACGGCCGCGGTGGGGGAGCCGGCAGGGAGTGGATCCGACAGTTCCGTGCTGCTTTCGACGAGCGATGCGAGCGAAACGCTTTCGACGTCAGCGTCGACATCATCGCCCGCGGCTTCGGATGCCTCCACGTCTGCTACGACGAGCACGGGCGACTCGTCGTCGAGCGCATCGACCCTCGCGAACTCCGCTGATGCGGGAAACGCCAGCGCTGCCGACACGGGTTCGTCGGCCGATGCAGGCGCTGCAATCGACACTGGTGACGCGCAGGCGGTCGCGGCATCGGGGGAGTCGAGTGCTGCCCCGGATGCGGCCGCTTCGACGCCCGCGAATGCGACGGGCAGCGCGGATGCCTCGCTGAACCCGACGGCGAGTGGCGTAGCCCTCGATGGTGGTGACGCGGGAAACGCCGGTGCGTCGCCTGCGGCTGGACAATCCTCAAGCGACACTGCATCGTCTGCGCAGGATGCATCGCAAGGCGGCGACACCGCGGCGGCTGCCTTGCGCGCTGAACTCGATGCTGCAAATTCGCGGATCGCCGCGCTCCAGCAACAGGTGATGGACGAGCAGGAGCGCGTCATCAAGTGGCAGGGGCTGTACAACTCGGCCACGGAAGCGAAGCCGCACGCCGAGTCGATCCTGCAGAAGCTCGAAGCCGGCGAGGCTATCGTGCTCGGCGACCTGCAATCGCGCCTGCGCGCCTTCGTGGACGCCCTGTAACGCATGACCCGAGTCGAGCCCGCCCGCGCCGTCGATTGGTTCCGCGTCCTTGAGGACGTGCGGCGGGCCGACTTCACTCTCGCTGAGATCGCGCAGTACACGCAGATCCCGCGCACGACCCTGCTCGGCTATCGCAACCTCGGCGCCGAGCCGAAGCACTACGCGGGCGTCACGCTGCTGAAGCTATGGGCCCAGGTCACGGGAAACGCGCCCGACGACGCGCCCACCGTTCAGCGCATGCCGTCCGTATCCGAATCCCTGCGATAGACGGGAATCCGACACCCCGCGCGCCCGATACTCGCCTGCACCATCCATGGAGGTGCAGGAATGTCCACCAAACGAACCTACGCAACGCAGGTGCCCGGCGCGGCCGCAGTCATGCCGACCGACGACGGCCCCGCGCCCATCGTTGGCGCCGACACCGATGCGGTGCTGACCATCGCCGGCCGCGAAGTGCCGCTCGCCGAGATCGTGATCGGCGCATTCGAGACGAGTGGCATGTCGGCCGAGGAATGGGCCGCGGTCGATCCGCAGGTGCGCGACAACCTGGTCGGCAAGAAGCGCAAGGAACTGGAGCAATCGCTCGCGGGTGCGGGCGAACTGCCGTCGCAGGAGACGGCGCGCAAGGCTGCTCTCGCCGCCGTCACCGCGCGCCGCGAGCAGCGCGAGGCTGTCGCAGCAGGTATGGCCGCCACCGGCAAGCCGGCCGAGCGCAAGCTTCCGCACCGCGACGAGATCGACCCGATGGAAATCGCAGGCCCGGTGCTCACGCAGCAGGGCTGGATCGTTCCGTCGAAGCCGCGCGAACTGCCGCGCAACTTCAAGTAACGGGGGCGGACATGTGCGACATCCTCGGCGCAATCGGTAGCCTTTTCGGCGGCGGCAACCGCGGTTCCATCGTTCCCTCTGCCTCGACCACGACATCCGCATCGAGTGCGGGCAGTACGGCTGACGCGCAGGCAGCGCAGGCCGCACAGGAACAGGCGGCGGCCGACAAGAAGCGGCGCGCGTCGCAGAGCCTGCTGTCGACCGGCGCAGGCACGGGCACCGGCGGCACCGGCTCGTCGTCCGTCCTCGCTTCCGCGAAATCCTCTCTCGGCCAGTAAGCCATGATCGACAGCCTCGGCGAAACCCTCGCGAAGCGTCTCGAAACCCTGAAGTCGAAGCGCCAGGTTCACGAGCTGGTCTGGCGCAACTGCTTCATGCTCACCGATCCGGTGCGTGCATCCGGGCTCGACGGCCCGATGATGGACGCGAACCAGATCGCGCAGGCCGTGTCGCTGATCTTCGACTCGACGGCGACCGATGCGAAACGCACGCTGGAGGCGTCGATCATGTCTGGCATGACGCCTGCGAACTCGCTCTGGTTCACGATGACCGTGAACGGGACCGATGACGACGGCGAGCGCTGGCTCGATGAGGCAAGCGAAGTGCTGTGGCAGAACATCCACAGCGCGAACTTCGACAGCGAGGCGGCCGACGGCATCGCCGACTGCATGGCCGGCTGGTTCGCGCTGTACGTCGACGAGAACCGCGACACCGGCGGCTTGTACTTCGAGCACTGGCCGATGGCCGGCGTGTACTGCGCAGCATCGAAGCAGGGCGGCCCGGTCGACATCGTGTTCCGCTGCTACCAACTGACCGCCGAGCAGTGCGTGACCGACTTCAAGCAGCGCGGTGACTCGCTGCCGCCCGAGATCATCGACAAGGCGAAGACGAAGCCCGACGAGCTGATCGACCTGTGCCAGGCGATCTACCCGCGCGACGTGTACATCGTCGGTGCGCTGCGCGCGAAGAACATGCCGATCGCGTCGGTGACGTTCGCATGCAACCACAAGTACGTCATCCGCGAGTCGGGCTATCACGAAATGCCGGTCGTGGTCGCGCGCTGGAAGAAGATCCCGAACAGTGTCTACGGCGTCGGGCCGCTGCTCGACGCGCTGCCCGACATCCGCACGCTCAACGACATCGTCAAGCTCGAATACGCGAACCTCGACCTCGCCGTGTCGGGCATGTGGATCGCCGAGGACGACGGCGTGCTGAATCCGCGCACCGTGAAGGTCGGCCCGCGCAAGGTGATCGTCGCGAACAGCGTCGACAGCATGAAGCCGCTGCAGCCGTCATCGAACTTCCAGCTCGCCGAGACGCGCATCGAGAAACTGCAGGGGCAGATTCGAAAGACGCTGATGGCTGACCAGTTGCAGCCGCAGGACGGCCCGGCCATGACCGCGACCGAAGTGCATGTGCGCGTCGACCTGATCCGGCAACTGCTCGGGCCGATCTACGGTCGCCTGCAGGCCGAGTACCTGCAGCCGCTGATCGCGCGCTGCTTCGGCCTCGCGTACCGGGCCGGCGTGTTCCCGCCGCCGCCGCCGTCGCTTGGCGGCCAGAACTTTGCGGTGCAGTACCAGTCGCCGCTGGCGCGCGCACAGAAGCTGGAGGAAGTCTCCGCGATCGAGCGCCTGATGGGCGACCTGACCGTGATTGCGCAGGTCGACCAGAGCGCGATCGACAACGTCGACACCGACGAAGCCGTGCGCCAGACCGCGAAGAACCTCGGCGTGCCGGACGCGATCATGCGGCCGGTCAAGGACGTCGCCACGTTCCGCCAGAAGAAGCAGCAGGCCGCCGCGCAGCAAGCGCAGCAGCAGATGGGCATGGAAGTGCAGGGCGACGTCATGAAGTCGATGGGTAGCGCGGCCGCCGGCCGCATGGTGGCGAACCAATGAAAGCGCAGATCGAAGGGGCACCCGTCGAGCAGCGCGCGACGCCGGACGACTATCGGGTCGTTTTCGAGAGCCCGGTCGGCGCGCTCGTGCTCGACGACCTCGTGCGGCGCTTCACCGGAGCCGTGTTCGTTTCCGGCGGCCAGGACGGCGAGCGCGAGACCACATTCCGCCTCGGCCGCCGCGAGACCGTCGAGCACATTTTGCGAATGATCAACCGCGCCAACGGCGCAGAACCCGAAGGAGAGTGACATGTCCGGCACCTCGCAACTTACCGGCAGCGGCTGGATCGCCTACGGCGCGCCGCGCACCGATGACAAACCGTACGGCGTGCCGTACTACAGCGGCAAGCCGCAGGATCAGGTCGGCGAGAACGGCGACGTGACGATCGATCCCGTGACGCTCGTCGTCTACAAGAAGACGGCGGGCGCATGGGCCGCGCTCGCGCCGAGCGGTGCCGTCACCGTGCAGAACTCGGCCGGCACGGTCACGCGAAACCTGACCGCGACGAACGGCGTGGTGACGCTGGCCGCCACCGATGCCATCGTCGCGAACGGCGTCACGATGACGCTGCAGAAGTCGGACGGCACGACGTCGTCCGGAAACGCAACCCTCAACAGCCCGGCCACCGCGATCGTATCGGCCGGTGCGCTCACCGCCGTGAAGGCCGCGGCATAACGGAGGTCTCATGTTCTTCAGGAAATTCGTGCTGATGGACGCTGCCGGCGGCGACGGCGGTAGCGCAGGCGGTGGTGCTGCTGCGGCCGGCGGCGAAGGTGGGGGCGGAGCATCAGCTTCCGGCGGCGGTTCAGCGCTTGCGGCCGGGGCCGGCGCTGGCGCCGAAGGAGCGGGTGCAGGAGCGGGCGCGGCTGGCGGTGCTTCCGCGGCTGGCGCAGGTGGCTTCGACTGGCTGCCCGAGAAATACCGCGTGAACGGCGCCGACGGCGCGCTCGATCTCACTGCGTCCGCGCAGAAGCTGGCCGGCGGCTACGGCGAGCTGTCGAAACGCATGGTCGACGGTGGCGCGCCGCCGGCCGCCGCCACCGAGTACCAGGTGACGATTCCGGAACAGTTCAAGGATGCGGTCGGCGACCTGAATAACGACAAGCTGTTCACCGAGTTTCGCGCGGACATGCACGCGCTCGGGCTGTCGCAGAAACAGTTCGACGGCGTCATGGCGAAATACTTCTCGGTCGTCCCGGGCCTCGTGGCCGGCGGCCAGCAGTACAGCAGCGAATCGGCGACGGCGGACCTGCGCAAGACGTGGGGCGACGATGCGACGTTCCAGAAGAACGTGGGCCTCGCGTTCCGCGCAAGCAGCGCAGTCGCGAAGGCCGCGGACATGTCGTTCGACGATCTCGAAAAGGCTGGTCTCGCGAACAATCCGACGTTCATCCGGATCATGGCTGCGCTCGGCCCCGAGTTCGCCGAGGACGCGCCGACCAACGGCAGCGCGGGCGGCTTCATGTCCGAAGACGATGTGAAGAAGCTGATGATCTCCGAGGCGAACACGAACCCGAAACACCCGGACCACAAGGCGACGCGGGCGCGGATCGACGCGTTCTACAACCGCAAATATGGCAACACGCCGATCGTCTGACGACAAATTGCAGCAGCCAACTTGCCCCGCTTCGGCGGGGCTTTTTTATGCGCGCTCGATTTGGTCGGGATTCCGACAGGCACGTCGGCCGAAGATGCAACGCATTCGGCCCGCGGTGGCGCGCGGAACACCCGATGAGCCCGGAAGCGCACGTTCGCCGACGTGAGCCCGTAACAGGCCCGCGACACGCGGAACACCCTGAAGGCGGAAAGACGACATCGAACCTTTTGGGAGTTCTCTCACCATGAGCACGAACAACGAAACGATCACCCAAGCCTTCGTGCAGCAGTTCGCCGACGGCTACATCATGGCCGCGCAGCAGAAGGAATCGCGGCTGCAGGCTACCGTCAGCAACTACGGCGACGTCACGGGCTCCAGCTTCACCGCGAACAACATGGGCGCGACCGAGGCAAACGACGTTACGTCGCGTCTGTCGGATACTGTCTGGAACGACAACCCGAACGACACGCGCGTCGCCCTCATGCAGGACAAGGACTGGTCGACGCCGATCGACAAGTACGACCTGCCGAAGCTGAAGGCGAACCCGCAGGGCACGTACATGCAGAACGGCCTGGCCGCGCTCAACCGCAAGAAGGACGCCGTGATCTACCAGTCGCTGATCGGCACCTCGATCACGCGCGCGGGCGAAGCGCTGCCGTACGGCTCGATCGCGCTGCCGTCCTCGCAAAAGATCCTCGACGGTGGCGTCGGCATGACGAAGGCGAAGCTGATCACGGCGAAGAAGCTGTTCCGCAAGAACGAGGCCGACGAGCAGAACGGCGAAGATCTGTACATGCTGTACGACGCCGAAATGCTGGAGGACATCCTGAGCGATACGACGCTCACCTCCGCCGACTTCATGGCCGTGCAGATGCTGCAGGACGGCAAACTGTCGGGGCACTGGCTCGGCTTCACGTGGGTTCCGTACGAAGCGCTCAACACGTCGGGCACGGTGAAAACGACCGTCGCATACGCGAAGTCGTCGACTCAGTTCGGCGTCGGCCTGAACCGCGACATCGACATCGGGCCGCGCCGTGACAAGCGCAACGCGATCCAGATCTACATCGGCGAGTCGTACGGCGCCGTGCGCACCGACGAAAAGAAGGTCGTGACGATCGACTACCAGTTCTGAGCGTGATGTGACGGGTGGCGCACCGCGCCACTCCGCATCGATCTCGACACGAAACAGGAGCACATCATGGCAGAAACCAACTCGGTACAGATGGCGAAGGTGCTCGGCGCACCGAACGCGAAGCTGCAGCCGAACGAAACTGGCGGCCGCTCGCGGATCATGTTCGGCCAGGTCACGTCGATCGCGGGCGCGATCGGCGACACGATCTACTTCGGGCGCATTCCGGGCGGCTCGCGCATCACGGGCGTGACGATCAACAACGCGGCGGGCACGGCGTCGTCCACGCTCGCGATCGGCGTGCGCAAGACGAGCGACAAGTCGGGCGCGGTGCCCGCGGGCCTGTCGGCGGCGACGGCGATCAACGCGGCGCAGGGCGTGTCGGCGCTGACGGGCTCGCTCGTGAACGCTGGTCAGTCGTACGTGACGCCGTACGAGAGCGATGTCTACGGCACGATCGCTGGTGCAGCGACGCCGGCATCGCCGGGCCAGTTGATTTCGGTCACGGTCCATTACGTGAACGACTGATCCGCGCCATCCCGGCGCGGTGTAGGACGTATGCCGGGGGCGCTTGCTCCCGGCTTTTTTGTTTGAGGACCGACCATGACCAGCAGCATTTCGATCTGCTCGAACGCACTGCTTCAGCTCGGCGACAAGCCGATCGCCTCGTTTAACGAACCGACGGACCGTGCGAGAGTGTGCTCGAACCTCTATTCGGAAGTGCGCGATGCGATGCTGCGCGCGCATCCGTGGAATTCCTGCACGAAACGCGTCGTGCTGGCACCACTCGTCGATGCTCCAGCATTCGACTATCCGTACCAGTTCCAGCTGCCGGCCGACTGGATCAAGACGATCCAGGTCGGCAGCGCGCGCTGCCCGCTCAACTTCGCAGCGGAGGGACAGCGCATCCTCGCGTTCGTGCAGGCGCTTCCGCTGGTCTACATTTTCAGGAACGAGGTCGAGGCGACCTGGGAATCGACGCTCGTCGACGTCGTCACGGCGGCGATGAAAATGCGCCTTGCGTATCCGATCACGCAGTCGGCCGCGATGGCGCAGACCGCGACGGCCGAGTTCACCACGTTGCTGAAGCAGGCCAAGGCGATCAACGGTCAGGACGACGACACCGAGACGATCGGCGACTTCCCGCTACTGGAGTCGCGCCTGTCCAGCTACACGACTGCGCCTGGTCGCGCGCCGGGGCGGTAAGCCATGGCGAAAGTCACCACGATCCAGTCGAATTTCAACGCGGGCGAGCTGTCGCCGCCGCTCGAAGGGCACATCGACCTCGACCGATATGCGAACGGCGTGAAGACCATGCTGAACGCGGTCCCGCAGATCGAGGGCGGCGGCCGGCGCAGATTCGGATTTCGGCAGATGGCGGCGACGAAGACGACAGGCGCGACGCGGCTCATCCCGTTCGTGTTCAGCAAGTCGCAGGCATATTTCGTCGAACTCGGCGACTCGTACGCTCGCTTCTATTCGGTCGACGGCCAGATCCAGCAAAGCGGCACGCCGATCGAAATCGCGACGCCTTGGACCGCCGACAAGCTGTTCGAGCTGGAATACGCGCAGGGTAGCGATACGATGTTCGTCGCGCATCCGTCTATGCCGATGAAACGGCTAGTACGCATCCTGCAGACCGCATGGACAATCAGCGACGCGCCGTTCGATCCGGGGCCGATTGACGAGATCGGCACGCGGCCGCCGACGTCGATCATCCTGTCATCGACGTCACCTGGTGCGGCTACTGTCACGGCCAGCGCGGATACCTTCCTGCGCGGCGATGTCGGCCGCAATATTCTCGCCGGTCCCGGCGTGGCCGCGATTACCGCCATCACGAGCTTGACGACCGCAACCGTGATGATCACGAGCGCTTTTACGGCTTCGTCGTTTGGGGTGAACGGGTGGAAGATCGACGGATCGCCGCAGGCGCCGATCACGCCGAGCAATGCAAAACCGGTGGACGGCGCCGTGACGCTCGTCGCCGACGGACCGGCAATCGGCGTACAGAGCATTTCGCAGACCGGTACGACGATGACCCTTGAGAGCGTGAATCCGCACGGGCTGTCGGTGGGTCAGGAAATCGTTCTGTCGGGCTTCGAGTCGGCCGGGCTGGACGGACTGTATCGCGTTGCTACCGTACCTGACGCTACGCACATCACGTTCAATTTCTCGGGCACGCTCCTGGAAGGCAGCGTGCTTGGCGCGATGTATCTGCATGGCGGCGGTGAAGCGTGGCGCACGACCGACGTCGGCTCATATGTCGCCATCAATGGCGGCCTCGTCGAACTCACCGAAGTCGTCAATCCGTCGAAGGCGTATGGGCGCATCGTCCGGATCTTGTCGGCGACGATCACCGCGCCGTCGAATGGCTGGTCGCTGAAGTCGTTCATGTGGAACCCGACGGACGGCTATCCGTGTGCGGTGAGCCTCTACCAACAGCGGTTGTACTCGGCCGGCTCAAGCGGCTTCCCTGAGCGCATCTGGGCGAGCGGAATCGGCCTCTACTACGACTACACGCCGGGCACGAACGATAGCGACGGGTTCTCGTACGACGTCGCGTCCGATCAGGTGAACCAGATCATGCACCTTGCCTCGTCGCGCATCCTCACGGTGCTGACGCAGGGCGAGGAATTCACCATCGACGGCGGCTCGGCCGGCGCCATCACGCCGACGAATATCAACGTGCGCAGTCAGTCGATCTATGGATGCGCGCGGCCGCGCCCGGTGCGCGTCGGCAATGAGCTGATCTTCCCGCAGCGCGCCGCGAAGAAGCTCCGGTCGATGGCTTACGACTTCAACACCGATTCGTTCCGCTCGCAGAATCTCACGCGCCTCGCCGCGCACATCACCGAGTCGGGCATCGTCGATCTGGCGTTTCAGGCTGAGCCGACGCCGGTCGTGTGGATGGTGCGCGCCGACGGCGTGCTCGTGTCGATGACCTATGACCGCGATGAGAACGTGTGCGGGTTCGCGCGTCACACGACGGACGGCCTGTTTAAGTCGGTGTGCTGCATTCCGGGCGACGAGGGCGATGTGCTGTTCGCGGTCGTGCAGCGCACCGTGAACGGCAACACGGTGCAGTACGTAGAACGGCTCGACGCGAGCGTGCAGACCGATGCAGCGATCGTCGGCACAAGCGACGCGGGCGGCACGGTATGGGTGAATCTCGGCTCGCTGGAAGGCAAGACGTGCGACGTGAAGGCCGATGGCGTCTACATGGGCGAGTTCACGGTAACGGGCGGCCAGGTGACTCTGCCGCGGCCGGCGAAGAAATTCGAGATCGGCCTGCACTACGAGAGCACGATCGTCGCGCTGACGCCGAACCTGTCCGGCGGCCTCGGCACGTCGCAGGGCAACCAGCAACGCACGGGCCGCGTGATCCTGCGCGTGCTGAACACGATCCGATGTCTGGTCAACGACCAGATCATCCCTTTCCGCGAGTTCGGCGAGAACGTGCTCAACAAGCCGCCTGAGCCATTCACGGGCGACAAGGACATCACCGAATTCGGATGGGATTCGTCGTCCGAAATCACCATCACGCAGGACCAGCCGTACGACTGGTACGTGCTCGCGCTCCTGCGTCAGTTCACCGTCAACACGGGCTGACCATGATCCGCAACGCTACTCCTGACGATGTGCCCGCGCTGGTCGAACTCGGCGCGCTGATGGCCGCCGAGTCGCCGCGCTACCGGCGTTACCGCTTCTCCGCGCCGAAGCTCGTTGCGCTGTTCGAGCGGCTGATTGCGAGCGAGGACGGCTTCCTGATGATGGCCGAGCGCGACGGCCGACCGATCGCCGTTATGGCTGCGATGGTCATGGAGCACTGGATGTCCGAGGACAGAATCGCGTGCGACTTCGGCCTGTTCATCGATCCGGCGCACCGCGGCGGAATGCTTGCCGCGCGCTTCGTGCGCACCTATCGCGAGTGGGCGTGCGAGCGCGGCGCTATCGACACGTTCCTCGGCATTTCCACTGGCGTGCACGTCGAGCAGACGGCACGCTTCTACAAAACGCTCGGTCTCATCGAGGCCGTCATCACTTTCGAGGTGCCGCATGTGTGACCCGATTTCGATCATGGGTGCTGTGACCACTGGGGCGAAGTATCTGCCCGCCGCCGCGTCCGTGCTGACGTCCGCGAGCGGCGCGGCGCAGCAGGGCACGGCTGCCGAGCAGGCCGCGCAGTTCAACGCGCAGCAGCAGCTGATGCAGGCGGACCAGACGCAGGCCGCCGGCTACCAGCAGGCGAAGCGCATCCGCGAGCAGGGACAGACGACGACGGGGCAGGCGACGGCCGCGCTCGCCGCGTCGGGCGTGAACGTCGGCACCGGCACCTCGAACGACGTGCGCGAGCGCATCGGCCAGAATACCGAGACCGACGCGCTGAACACGATCCTGAGCGCCGACACAAAGGCGCAGGCGATGCGCGGGCAGGCGCAGATGACGTTGGCGGCCGGCCAGCAGCAGCAGCGCGCCGGCAACATGGGTGCGCTCGGCTCGGTGCTGTCCGGCGCGTCGAAGTTCATCACCGGCTGGAAGTCGCTCGCCAGCTCGTAATCCGGAGGAAACATGGCACGAATCCCACTCGGCGATCCGGCAAGCGCAGTTGCGCAGCCCGCGCCGGCGGTCCAGGCTGACCCGAACGCGTTCGGCGCGGCTACCGGCCGCGCGATGCAGGGTATCGGCGATGCCGGCACGCAGATCGCGGCCGGCCTGTTCCAGCAGAAACAGAAGCTCGACGAAGACCTCGCGCGCACCAACGCGGCTGTCGCCTACCAGTCGCACGCGACGAACGTGCAGTCGGCGATGAAGACGGCCGGTGAGCAGCTGGCAAGCGGTGCGATCGATCAGCCGACCTACCAGCAGCAGGTGGCCGACGCGCAGAAGCAGTCGTTCGAGTCGACGATCGGCGCGCTGCCGGGTGGCCACTACAAAAACATCGCGACGACGCAGTCGGCCGGCCTCGATCGCACGGTCGCTCTCGGCATGCAGGAGGCGCTGACGAAGAACACGCAGCAGCTCATCGCGACGAACGCGGCGACGCTGCTCGACACCGCCGGCAAGAGCATCGCGACGAATCCGGCCAGCATCGACGGGACCGTCGCGAGCACGAAGCAGGCATACCTGAGCGCGGCTGCGTCCGCCGGCATCCCACAGCCGCGCGCGGCGCAGGTCGCGCAGGACTGGGCCGACAGCCAATATGCGGCGCACGCGCAGTCGGCGGCGATCGCGGCGCGCGGCACGGGCGACCTCGCCGCACTCACGCAGTTGGAGAAGGACCTGACCTCCCCGGACGGCTACTACGCGGGCAAGCTCGACGCTGGCAAGCGCAATCAGGTGCTCGCGTCCGTCGTGTCGAACCGGTTGTCGCTGGAAAACCAGATGAACAGCGAGCAGCAGGCGCGCGAGCGCGAGGCTGTGACGGCTTTCAATCAGGGCACCGACTTGATGACGCAGGGCAAGCGCTTCAGCCCCGAATACATCCAGCAGCTCACGGCGGCGACCCGCGGCACGGAACTGGAAGGCCAGACGCAGCAGCTGATCGCGCGCGCGGCGGCCGGCGCCGGTTTCTCGACGCTGTCGGTGCCGCAGATGCGCGCCGCTGTGCAGGCGAACGAGGGACGGCAGGTCACCGCCGGCACCGATCCTGTCGAGGCGGCCGCGATCAAGCAACAGAAGCAGATCCTCACGGCGACCGATGAAGCGTACAAGCGCGACCCATGGAATGCGGCGCTGGAGCGCGGTGCGATTGCCGGCGTGCCCGCGATCGACACGTCTGGCATTACGCAGCTCGCGTCGTCGCTCGCGGCGCGCGCGCAGCTCGCGCCAGTCGTCGAGGACAAGGCCGGCCGCCGCGTGTCGTTGCTGACGCCAGACGAAGCGCGCAGCGTGCTCCAGACTGTCGACGCGCTGCCGACGAACACGAAGGCGCAGGCGCTCGCGATGCTCGGTCGCTCGATGGGGAACGCCGCGCGCATCAACGACCTGGCTGAGCAGTGGAAGGACAAGAGCCCGGCGGCGGCGCTCGCGATGAAGGCCGGTGCGGCCGATCCGTCGGGCGGCCCGCTGATGATGCAGAGCGGTATGCCGGTTGCGCAGTACATCCTCGACGGGCAGGACGCGTTGGCGAACAAGCTGGTGAAGGTCGATCCGGCGGCCGCGACCGGCATGCAGGCCACGATCGCGAAGCAGATCGGTGACGCGCTGCCGCCGCAGCAGCTCGGCGATGCGCGCGAGACCGCGTACTTCGCGGCGGTCGCGAGCGCGCGGAAGAACGGCCGCGACGTGCCGAACTCGACCGACATCCTGACCGGCGTCAACGTGGCGACCGGCGGCCTGTCGAAGACTGGCGGCGTCGATCCTCGCGGCGACCGGTACATGGCCGCGAAGCCGTGGGGATGGTCCGATGACGATTTCGACGGCGGCGTCAAGGCGGCCTCGGTCTCGAACATCGAGAACCAGCCTGGCGGCCGGCCGGTCGACAGCGTCATCGCGAACGGCACGAAAATTCCCGTCGACCAGTTCATGCAGCAGTTCGCGAGCTACCGCCTGCAGCGGGTCGGCATCGGCGGCACCTACACGGTGCTGACCGGCGCGCGGCCCGTGACCGACGCGAGCGGCGCACCGCTGCTCATCCACCTGACGAAGCCAGTACCGAAGCGCTGACATGCCAATCGATCCCCTCTACGAAGACACGACGAGCGCCTACCTGACCGGGCAGGGCAACGTGCAACTGCCGCCCGAACCGAAGCCGCAGTCGTCGACAGGGCTTGGCTCGGTCGGGCTGGCGGTCAGCCTCGGCGCCGTGCAGGGTGCAGCGCGCCTCGCGGGCGCCGCAGCGGACCTGACGTCCGGCGCGAGCCAGATCCTGACCGACCCGAGCGAATCGCTGCTCAATCCGCAGCTTCAGGAGGAAACCGACCGTCGGCTCGGCGAGACCTTCAGGAAACAGCGCGAGGGCACGCTATTCACGTCGGCCGCAGGGCAGCGACTGTACAGCCTGTCCGACATGCTGCGGCCCGACCCGAACAACACGACGACCACGGACCAGATCGTGCAAGGCGCCGTCAGCAGTCTGACCCAGATCGTGCCGGCCGCAGTCCTCGGTGGTCCTGTGGCCGGCGCGGCGGTGGGCGGTACGTCTATCGGGCTCGGCCGCGCGGAGGAACTGAAGCGCGAAGGCGTCGACGTCGGCACGCGGTCCGCCGCTGGTGCAGTAGAAGGTGCGTTCGGTGCAGTCGGTGCAGTGCTGCCTGCCGGTGGCTCGACGATTGCGCGGACACTCGGGCTTGTCGCTGTCGGTGGTCCCGGCATGGCGATAGCGCAGGCTGCCGCAGAAAAATCGATACTGAAAAACGCCGGCTATGACCACCTCGCCGACCAGATTGACCCGCTCGACCCGATGAACCTGAAAGCGTCGCTTTTCGTATCGGGTATCTTCGGCGCCGGTCATATCGGGGGCATCGCGATGAATGCACGCGCGGCGCGCGCCGCCGACCCGGCCACGCCGCTACCGACGCTCGACGTCGCCGTGCGCAAGCAGCTGCCATACGACTCGCCGATCCTTTCCTCATACATCACGTCCGCCGCGCAGCGCGAGGGCGTGCCGCCGGGCCTCATGCTGGCGCTGATCCACGCGGGCGAGAAATCGAACTCGAATCAGGTTTCGCCGAAGGGCGCGGCGGGCGTCGCGCAGATGATGCCGGACAACCTGAAGAAGTTCGGCGTGACCGACCCGAAAGACCCGCTGCAGTCGATCGACGGCATGGCGCGCTACCTGAAGGCGACGCAGGACCAGTACGACGGCAACGTGCAGGCGATGATCGCCGACTACAACGGTGGCCCGCGGCAGGCTGCTGCAGTGTTGCGCGGTGAGCGGCCGCCGGCCGCCGAGACGGCAGCGTACATGGATCGCGTGAACGACTACCTGACGAACCGCGTCGGCGACGATCTCCGCTTCAACCCATCGCCGCAGGAGGTCGACGCCGCGCTGATGGCGCGAGGGCAGCGCATCGTCGACGACGCATACGTGTTCGGCACGCCGGACGACGTGAACGGCATGGCCGCGCATCAGGACGCATTCGAACTCGCCGCGCGCCAGATGGACGAGGGCGGCTATCCGGACGTCTCGCGCTACTTCACGCCGGACGACGTGACGCGCGCGAACGCGCTCGAAGGGCTGATCGCTGACGCCGAGTCGTACCGCGGCGATCTCGCGTCGACGGCGGCCAATCTGGCAGATCCCGGCGCCGTGGCACAGGCGCGCGCCGAACTCGACCAGCTGCGCGCGAACGCACCGGACACGTCGCCTGAAAGCGTGAAGGAACTGACACGCCAGCTGCAGGACCAGGGTGCGAAGTACAAGGCAGCGGCTGCCGAGGCGCAGCGCCGCATCGACGCCGCGCAGGCTGACCACGAGGCGCAGGTCGCGCGGCTGGAAGGGATGATCCGGCAGAACGCTGAAGCGCAGCGCGCGAGCGACCAGCTGCCGACGCTCGACTCTCAGATCGAGCAGATGCGCACCGCGCGCGCCGGCATCGACGTGCCGGCCACGCGTCGCACGCAGATCGCTGACTTCGTGTCGAGTCTCGCCCGCGCGCAGCGCGAGGCAGACCGCGCGCCGGCCGTGCGCCGCGCCGAGGCAGCGCAGCGCGGCGCCGACGTGACGGCTTCCTCTGCCGAGCAGACGCCCAGCGGCGCGAGCGGCGTGGCCGCCGCGCGTGCGCCGTCGAGCGCCGATGTTCTGGCGGCCGCAGTGCGCGACCTGACTGGTGCGGGCGAGCCGGCCGCACGGCCGACGTCCGCTGTCGAGTCGAACTTGCGCGAAGCCGCGGCGGCGACGCCCGACGCACAGGTCGAATTCGACGCCACGGCGGGCGAGTTCCGCGGCTCGCTGCGCGACGCGCTCGACACGATCGACGCCGAGCACGCCGCGACGATGGCTGACGCCAAGCTGTTCGAGGTGGCGGCGAACTGTTTCATTCGGACGATGGGGTAATTCATGCACGCAAAATGCGCAGCGGCCGTCACGCAGGCGGCCGGCCGAGACCTGACGAAGGCCGAACTCGACGGCATCGAGAACCGCGTGCGCGCCGGCATGCGCGCCGTGTCGCGGCAGGACCGCGCCGCGTGGAACTCGATGACCGAAGCCGAGCGCGTTCAGGCCGGCGCCGACTGGGCGCGGCAGCAGTTGGAGGGCGAGGCTAACCTCGACAAGGCCCGCAAGCAGCTGCAGATCGCGAAGCAGATCGAGACGACCGACCGGATTCAGGAAGCGCTGTATGCCGATCCGGAGCGCGCGCATGCGAAGCGCGCCCGCGAGAAGGCGGTGAAATCGGACATCGAGCGCACCTACGAGCTGGCGGGCGGCATCAAAGCCGACTACATGCGGCAGACGATGGGCGCGATCGAGGGGATGAAGCACGGGCAGAACTTCCTCGCGCGCGCGTTCGACGTCGACAATCCGGCGATGGAACGCGACATCATTCGCGAGATCTACCGCGGCGCCGATGGTTCAACCGGAAACGAGGTGGCGAAGGCGGCCGCCGAGCAGATCAGCGGCACTTCGAATGCGATGCGCGAGCGCTTCAACCGGGCGGGCGGCAACATCGGCCAGCTCGACTACGGCTACGTGCCGATCCGCCACTCCCAGGCGAAGATCCTCGGCAACGGCTCCGATGCCGCCAGGCACGCATGGGCCGACTTCGTGCTGCCCCGGCTCGACCGCTCGCAGTATCTGGACGATGCAGGAAATCCGCTCGACGATGCCGCGCTGCGCCGCGTGCTGACCGGCGAGGACCGCGAAGCATGGGAAGCGCGCAACATCGCCGCACGCGGCATGGGCGTTGAGCCGCGCAAGCAGGGCGTCTGGGACACGATCGCGTACGGCGGCGTCAACAAGATCGTGCCCGGCGAGACGACCAGCGGCGCCGCGCGCGCGAATGCCGGCTCGCAGCACCGCGTCCTTCACTTCCTGAACGCCGACGCGCACATCGAGTACAACCGCACGTACGGCGAGGGCTCGCTCCTGAATGCACTGATCGACCACGTCGGCGGCATGTCGAAGAACATCGCTCTCGTCGAGCGCTACGGCCCGAACCCGACGCGCAACATGCGCACGCAGATGCAGCTGACCGCGCTGCACGACAACACTGAAATGCGTACGCTCGAAGGCGGCATGACGTCGGTCGGCGCCTACTGGAACTACGTGACGGGCGCGACCAACACGCCCGTCAATCCGGCGCTCGCGAGGCGCTTCGAGACGCTTCGTACGACGGTCAGCGCAATCAAGCTGCAGGGCACGATCCTCGCCGCTCTCGGCGACGTTGGCACGATGTTCGTGACGGCCGGCTACAACCGTGTGCCATTTTTCAAGACGCTCGGCACGGCAACACGGCTGATGGCGCCCGGCTCGAAGGATTACCGCAGCTGGCTCACGTCGCAGGGGCTGATCGCGGAAACGCTGGAGCACGGCCTGAACCGGTGGGGAACCGATCACCTCGCGACGACGTGGGCGAAATGGCTGTCGGCGCAGACGATGAAATTCGGCGGCGTCACGGGCTGGACGGATGCGCTGCGCACCGCGTTCCAGGCGCAGATGATGCGCGGCCTCGCCGAGATCGGCGGTACGGAGTGGGGCAAGCTCACCGAGTGGGACCGCCGCTCGCTGACGCGCTCGGGCATCACCGCCGACGACTGGGCGCTTGTGAACCGCGCCACGCCCGGCGAGTACAACGGCTCGAAATACCTGACGCCAGACGCGCTATATGGGACCGGCGACGCGCGCGCCGCTGACGTCGTGCCGAAGCTGCTCGGCATGATCCGCGACGAAGGCGAATTCGCTGTGCTGAATCCCGACCTGCGCACGAAGGTGCTCGCCGCGGCGACACCGGGCACGTGGCAGGGCGAGCTGCAGAAGACGTTCATGCAGTTCAAGTCGTTCCCACTCGCGATGATCTCGCGGCACTGGGGGCGTATCGGCGAAATGCGGCGCTCCGGTGACTTCCGCGTCGAGGGCGCGCCGACGCTCGCGAGCCCGATGGCGTACGCGGCCGCGCTCGTCGTCAGCACGACGCTGATCGGCGCGCTGTCGACGCAGATCAAGAACCTGATCGCCGGCAAAGATCCGGAGCCTATGGCCGACAACGTGAAGCATGCGGCCGGCTTCTGGACGCGCGCTTTCTCGGTGGGCGGTGGCGCGGGTTTCGCGGGTGACATGCTCACGGCCGCGTTCCAGAGTGCCGACTACGGTTCGCTGTTGAGCAGTGCAGTCGGCGGCCCGGTTCTGTCGACGCTGTTCCAGCCGCTGCGCGCGATCTCGACGAACGTGCAGGACGCCGCGCAGGGCAAGGATACGCACGTGGGAGCTGACCTGCTGAAGGTCGCGCAGTCGAATATGCCGCTCGTGAATCTCTGGTTCTGGAAAACGGTGTGGAACCGGCTGATCTGGGACAACATCGCCGAGAACCTGTCGCCGGGCGTGACATCGCGGAACGTGGCGAAGTCGCGCCAGCAATACCACAATGACTACTTCTGGGAACCGGGAACGAGCGCGCCGCAGCGCGCGCCGGATCTCAGCAACGCGTTCCAGGGGGAGTGATGCGCATCGATCAATACGAGCGCCTGCAGGCGCTGTCCGAGAAGCTGACCGACGTGTTTCTCGACGAAGCCGATCCGGACGGCTGGCCGGGCGCTGGGATTGCGCTCGCGACGATGGATAAGGCGACGCGCGGCGACCGCTACTGGTCGAAGAAGAACGCGGCCGCGACGGTGATGCTGATAGGCCGCGTGCACTCGCTGGTGAGCGTGATCCAGCTCGCGAGCAAGGGTGGCGACGGCGCGGCCGCTGGCGGGGTGAGCGAGACCGAGGCCGAACTCGACGCGGAGGTTGCTGCTGCCGAGAAGGAGGCCGAGCGGCTGCTCGACCAGGTGCAGCAGCGCGCGCGGAAGGCCGAGTTCGACAAGCGCGCACATGGAAAATCGTAAGGTCGGGTTCCTCGCCTTTTTCCTGATGTGGGCGAAGCAGCAGGGCTGGAAGGTTCCCCTGCTGCACGTCCGGGTCTGCCATTGGCTGGAGACCTGTGACGAGCCCATGCGCGTGCTGCAGGTGTTCCGCGGCGCGGCGAAGTCGACCATCTACGCCGTGTTCAAGGCGTGGTGCCTGTACTGCAATCCGAATCTGCGCTCGCTGATCTGGTCGGCCGACGGCCCGCTGTCGAAGAAGCTCACGCGCGACGTCATCAACGTGCTGCGCCGGCACCCGCTCTGCGCGGGCATCCTGCCGACGAAGCCAGGTGCGCAGATGTTCTGGGTGAACGGCGCGAATGATCCGCGCAATGCCAGCATGACGGCCGTCGGTGTCGACCAGAACGTGACGTCTGCGCGCGCGGACAGCATCGACTACGACGACGTCGAGGTGCCGAAGAACATCCGCACGCCCGAGGCGCGCGAGAACCTGCGGCTGAAGATTCAGGAGGCGACCTTCATCCTCGTGCCCGGTGGCCAGGAGACGTACATCGGCACGCCGCACACGCACGACTCGATCTATCCCGAGCTGATCGCGGCCGGCGCCGCGTCACTGAAGATCCCGCTGTTCGAGGCCGGCGTGCGGTACGAGGACACGTCATCGGAGACGCGCTACCGATTCGATTTCACGCCCGGCGACGACGGTCTGTACGTAATGGCCGGCATCTTCAAGCACGCACGGCTGTTGCGCGAGGGCGTCGACTATCGTGTCGAGGGGCGCGAGGTCGTATTCTCGCGGCCGCCGGGCATGGTGATCGATATCTACGCGCACTGCGCGTGGCCCGAGCGCTTCACGCGCGACGACATCGAGAAGCGCCGCAAGAAGTGCCGCACGCTGAACTACTGGGATTCGCAGTACCAGCTCGAAGCGAAGCCACTCACCGAGGTCCGGCTCGATCCCGAAAAGCTTCGACCGTACAACGTGCACCCGATCGTCGAACGTGCGAACCGCGAAATGCGCATGATGCTCGGAGACACGCGCATCGTCAGCGCGCGCGCGTACTGGGATTGCGCGACTGGCAAGGTCGGCAGCGACGACTCGGCGTTTTCTCTGGTGCTCGACGATGCGGCCGGAAACTATTACTGGCACGTCGCTCAGGCGATGCTCGGTGAGTTCGCCGAATTTTCGAGCGGCGAGAACTCGAAGATCACCGGCGGCCAGGTCATGCAGGTATGTGATCTGGTCGAGCGCTTCGCTATCCCGCTGATCTACGTCGAGACGAATGGTGTCGGCTCGTTCGTGCCGCAGCTGCTGCGCAAGGCTCTGCGCCAGCGAAAGCTTGTGTGCGGCGTGAAGGATATCGCGGCGACCGTCAACAAGAACGAGAAGATCCTCGCGGGCATCGAGCCGCCGCTGAAGTCGGGCGTCCTCTGGGCGCACGTCGACGTCCTCGACAGCCCAGTGTGGGACCAGATGCAGTCCTTCAACCCGTTAGTGAAGCGGCAGCCCGACGATTTCATCGATTCGGGAGCCTCTGCGATCCTCGAAACGCCTGTCAGGATTGGCAGGATAGTCGGGAATCCGACAGCCGCAGAGGGGCACGATTGGCGTCCATCAGTGGGCGTCCATGAGGTGACGCTCGAAATGTAGCGCCGCGCCGCGGCGCCTTTCGCAGAGAGGTTGCCGCGTGACCGTCCCCGTCCAGAATCCCATCGTTGCGTACGTCGGAAACGGCATCACCACGGTGTTCGCTTTCCCGTTTCGCCTCCTGACTGAAGATGACCTCACGGTCACAATTAACGGTTCGCCGTCGCCGATCGCATACACGATCTCAGGCATCGGCGAGGACCAAGGTTCGGTGGTATTCGCCTCCGCACCGACAGCTGGCACGCGCATTCTGTTGTACCGAAACGTCGCGCTGATGCGCAGCGAAGACTACCAGGACAACGGCGACCTGCTGGCCGACACGGTGAACGCCGACTTCGATCGAATCTGGATGGCGCTTCAGGGTCAGGGATACCTCGTCGGCAGTGGGGACCCGTCGCTTTCGCGCGTGCTGATGCTCGGTCGAGACGATACGAACGGATCAGGCGCATATCGTGCGAACAGCAATCGCATCTCGAATCTCGCTGATCCGATCGACAACAAAGACGCTGTGAACGTCGATGCGGCACGCGCGATCGCTGAATCCTTTGTCCCACCGGGTAATGGTGGTGGCGCTGCGATGACCTCCGGCTTTGTCAGGCCGATTGTCCCCTTCGTAAATCAACTGTTTCTGGACAGGAATCTAGGCCCGTTCGGAATGCCGATCTATTGCTATCAGGTGTTTCCCGAAATTATTTGGTGCAGCTTTGCTGGAGTGCCGGTATGAAATTCTACGAAAAACTGTTGCTTGCGTTCGCTTGGGGCATTGCCGCGATTGGCATGTCGGTATTCGGCATTACGCATGCTCGTGCGCAAAATTTCCCCGTCTACAACCTGATCGCGAAACCGCTTGTCGGCGCACCGACGGTGGACCTTACCGCTTCGATGGATGGCGGCACGTACATTTCTGGCTCGGGGGTGTTCAGCTTCTATCCGACCGTCGGCCACGATGCGGGCGATCATCAGCGCGCGCAGGCGTACTTCAGCTTCGTACCGACGAAGCCCGCGACGATCAGCGAGACCGGCATATCGATCAACGCCAACATGAATTCTGGGTTCGCGAAGACATGGTCGCCGTCGACCGCCTACAGCGTCGGCGACTATCTCGACGTCAACGGGAACGTCTATCTGAACACGACGGCCGGGACGTCTGCATCCTCTGGTAGCGGGCCGAGCGGTAGCGGCTCCAGCATTGCGGACGGCTCGGCTGTGTGGGCATGGCAATGTCATGATCAATGCAACGCGAAAATGCCGCTGTTTATATCGGCGGTCGCCGGCAGCAACGCCGGTCACGTGTGGGCGGCCGACGTCGATCTCGTGCTGAACTCTGGCTGGCGCGGGCAATTCGCCGCTGCATTCGAATCGGATATCACCAACAACTCCGGTGCTGAATGCCCTGGGTGCCAGAATTTTTTCGCGACGGGTGATCCTGGGCCAAACCCTGTTCAGGCGGCGTACTCCGCATATGGGCCGTCCGACACGCTTTACTCGTGGGTGAACGGCGTGCAGGTCGTTGGAACCAAGGCGTACAGGAATGCGGCCTTCTACGACTTCTCGTTCGGCGGCCAGTATGGCATTCAGCTGGCGGGCAGCTACGGAACCGCCGGCATCATGATGTCGCACGACTTCGCGCAGATTCGATTCGGCGCGGGCGACAGCTCGAACCTGAACCGCTGGCGGATCATCTCGAACATCAATCACGGGAGCGACGGCGCGCTGACCTTCCAGCACTCGACCGACAATTTCGCCTCGAATTTTACGAACCCGCTGATCCTCGGTAACGAGGGCACCGTAACCTTTACGACGGGTCCGGTTCTCACGCCTACGGTTGTGAGCAGCCTGCCGACGTGCACACCTTCATTCGCCGGATACACGCGCGTTGTGCGCGACGCTGCGTCTCCGACCTATGGTGGCGCACTCGCTGGCGGGGGCACTTCGTACGCGATCGCTTTGTGCACCGGCACTGCTTGGACTTCTCACTGAAAACGACAACAACGACGAGGGAAACGCATGCAGAACGGACAGCCCGGCTGGCTCGATTGGAAGGTCAACGTGCAGACGCTCGTCACGGGGGTGATCGGCGCAGCAATCGCACTGACGGTCGCGTACTTCACCCTTGTGGGTCGCGTTTCGAAATTGGAGGACCACGTCGCTGCGATCGAAACCGCTGCAGCAACCCAGAAGCAGGACGTTCGTGAAGCGCTCAACGAGATCAAGGTGAGCGTGAAGGACACAAACTCGAAGGTCGACCGCCTCAATGAACAGCTGTTCGTGAGCAGTGCAGGCGCTCGGCCCGACACGCGCAGATGGAGCAAGCCGTGAGAAAGATCCTCATCGATGACCTGAACCAGATCGGCAAGTGGTGGTCGGTTCGCGTGAGCGCGCTGATGCTCATCCTGCTCGCTGCAATTCCGCCGCTTGCCGATCAGTATCCGCAGCTTGCGCCGTCGCTGCTCTCGCTGTTCCCGAAGCACGGGCAACAGTGGGTGCCGATCGTCGGCGTGCTGTTGACGGTCGCCGCGCGTGTCGTCAGCCAAGCCGGCCTGATCAGCAGCATCAGGGCACTATTCCGCAAGGGGAGCGACGATGGCTCGCATTGACGTGTATGCGGCAGGAGGGCGAAACCGTGTCGCCTTCCTCGATATGATCGCGGCGAGCGAGATTGGCGCCATGCTGCTTGCGAAGTCGGATGACGGGTATAACGTGCTCGTCGGCTCGACGCCAGCGCGGCCGTTGCTGTTCGCCAGTTATGCGACGCATCCCAACGTGCTCAACCGCAATATCCCGGTTCCGTCGACGGCGGCGGGCCGCTATCAGATCCTGAACCGCTGGTGGCGCATCTACCAGGCGCAGTTGAAACTACCCGACTTCGGCCCGGTGTCGCAGGATCGCTATGCGCTGCAGCAGCTGCGCGAGCACGGCGCGCTTCCGCTGATCGACGCCGGCCGGTTCCGCGAGGCTGTAGCGAAGGTGTCGAACGTCTGGGCCAGCCTGCCGGGCGCCGGCTATGGGCAGCACGAGAACGACGTCGAACGGTTGCTGGCCGCGTATCAGGCTGCCGGCGGGGAGATTCAATCGTGACAGCAATCCTACCCATCCTGGTGAAATTCGGCCCGTGGCTGCTCGCGGCGGCTGGCGTGCTGTTCGGCATGTTCCGGCATCAGCAGGCCGCTACGGCCACGGCCAAGGCGGCGGCCACCGTCGCGCAGGCCCAGGCTACCGTTGATGC